GGTCTAACTCTCCTTTTACTTCTGGCGTAAACTCTTCGCCCAGTTTATCTTCTCGTAGCTGTAGCTTGAAGAAGCTAGTCTGGGGAGGAAGTATAGCAAGCATAAGTTTTGCTGCAAGAGTTACAACACACTTACTACCTATGCTTTGCCATGGTACTTTCAAAGATTCGTGGTTTGGTCTAGACGATAGATCGTCTTGAATTAGATAAGGCAACGTAAGTTCTGAACACTCAACTGCTTTGTCTAGAAATTCTCTACGACTTGTAGCTAACTGTTCATATCTCTCACGTGCTGTTATCATTTATTAAGTCCTCCGGCTGGACCAGATTGTCCAGTGTTAACTTTTGACCCAAGAGGTACTCTAAGTTGTGAAGTGCCTGAAGCAAATTCACCTTTAGCTTTCTTGGATTTAGCTCTCCTTACCTGTGGGTTCACTGCTTTCTCTGTTGGTTCAGGAGTTGGCAATGGTGCAGGAGGTGCTGGGGGAACTGGTGGTGGTGGTGGTAGTGGTGCGGGTGGTGGTGGTGCGGGGTTACCGCCTCCGAATATACACATTAAATTTCGTCCTCTTGTATGGATTTTATGTAATCAATCACACTTGCTTGTCCAGCTCTGTACATGATTGATTGTATATCTTCTTTCGGGTGAATAGGTTTCCACCCAAAATTTTGCTCTAGCTTATCGACTAACTCATTGAGTCTTTCGTTATGTAGCTTAAGAGTATTGAGGGAGATTGACATTACTATGTTCAAAGAATGCAGGCATCCTAGCTGCCTTGGTTTGTTGGAACTCTGGCGCTTTGCCTTCGTACATTAATCTGTCACTAGCATCGAGCCAAAATTTTTTGTCCAAATATCTATCGGCACTTTTACCGAGTGGTTCCATGACCCAGTTTATAGTAGCTTTACGTAACATGTCAAGAGATTTACTAGGTTTTAATCCTAACTCTGTACATACTAAACTGTTTGTAGCTACGTGTACTTGCTCATCTCTGGAGATGTCTGCTGATACTGTACGTAGCCCTGCGTCTCCACAGAATCTGAAGAACGGTAGTAATACAAAAAAGATTGCTCTTTCTGCTACTAACGCCTTACAAATTGTGTGGTCTGGATGTTGTTCCCATGCTGCACGTAAGCGCAGTGCTTCAGCTTCGGCTTTTTCATCGACGCCTAGTGCGTTGGTGATGTATCCAAGAGCGAGGTCATGTTTGATCTCGTCTTTTACGTTCGACTCTAGAAGTGCTCTAGCAGTGTCGGGAACTTCTTTATCAAGTGCTTCTGTAATGAACTCGCCAACTGGTAACTCCATATGGCGTATTGCAAGAGCACGGTAGATGGTTTCTTCTGCACCTTCTTTTAGTTTTCCTTTAGATGTTTGTACTGGTGTCCACGTTCTTTTACGGGACAATAACTTTATATATGGATTCATTGTTGACAATCACAAGAAATTTCGTCTGGTTTGTTACTCATTATACTTGCTAGGTAGTCATCAACAGCAGTGTCGTCCAGTGCTGCGTAAGCATCTGTCTTATCCTGTGTATCTCCCATCACTTGCAAACTATAATAGAGAGAAGTTTGTGGACTATCAAGCCACTCTTCTATAAATGCCTCATCGTAAGTCACCATGTCGCTCCAACTGTTGAAGCTATAGCCATGAAGCAATCCTGTTTTGTCAAGCATAATCATTATCTGATCTGCTACTAATTTATAATTATCCCATCCTACTTCAGATGCGATCTCGACGTTGCCATATTCTACTGTCTCTACACCAAACTCCCCTGAGTCTCTATCGACAGTACGTGCAATAGGTGGTGCTATCTCAGGTGTAGAAGTGAACCCATGTATGTCTCTACTTCTATAAGAACAACTAGCAGTTGGGGCTATAGCAAATGCCCGTTCCATCTTGTTCTCTCTTGCTATGTTAGCAGCTTCTTGTATGCCGAGGAAGAGCTCGCGTGCTGCTAATCCTGCGTAACCTTCGTAAGGCTCGGCATTGTTTATTGCCTTAAGCGCCTTACCAAACTCGGCATAGCTAATGTTGTTGTTAGCTAAGAAGTTGGCTAAGCCAAGCATTCCTAGTCCAACCTGTCTGTCAAATTCTGGTTCTAAATATTCTCCAGATTCTCCAACACCTGTCTTACCATGGAGAGCGCACAGCTCTTGCATGCCTTCACGGAAACTTGGTCGTAAGTCGCCGATACGACAGGCTGCGAGATTGATATGTTGTAGGAGGCAAGTTCCGCGTGAGGGCAAATAAACCTCAAGGCAGACGTTGCTCCTGATTCGTTTTCCATTTCTGTCATGTTTTATTTTGTTGAGCCAAATATCTCCTTTTGCAATGCCTCGTAGGATTGCTTCCTTGACTCCAGTTTCTGTATTAAACCACTGCTCTCTGGTGAGGTCGACGCATCTTTTGACCCACGGAAGCTGCGCCCGATCAACGTTGACATAATCAAGAATATCGGGATGTGTAATATCAAGATGGAGAACGCAAGCGCCATTCCGGTACGTCCCCCCGCGCCTAAGAATTTCATTTAATGTTGAGTAGATTTTTGCGAATGAGACTGGTCCGCTTGCAACAAGCGTATCAGGTCCCTTATTTGTTTTTGTTCCTGCTGGTCTAAGGTCCGACAAGTGGACTGCGACTCCTGCTCCAAAGCGTAGAGCATGGCTAACAAAACGCCAGCTTGCTTCAATGCCATTTGGTCCCTCCATACTATCGTCGACATTAAATATCGTACATGATACTGGCAGACGATTGGTGGGATTGTCTATCCATGCTTGAACTCGACCTGTTCTAGCTATTCTGTTGGGTGTTTTTCCTGCCATTTCTGTAATAGTTTGTGTAAACAATTTTGTAGTACAAAGTTTTGATGTTGCAGAGCCATGAAGACTGTAATTATATCTTCCTTTCTCGCTTCTGGTTTATTTATTTGTATCTCTATCTGTCTCAGGTCTAGCTCCTGTTGCATCGTCAATTCTATAGTCGGCTTCGGGAGTCCAAAGGATTGGTTCTTTTTTTTCTGAGTCATAATCATCAACAGTTAATATACGTGCAAGTCTTGCATTAACTAACGCATCTTCTTCAGTCATGTCCTTCTCTTCAAAAGTTTTTACCACTGTCTTCCAGCTATATCCTTCTTCTTCAAAGATCTTCATGGCTTTCTTGACCCCTATCCCGGGGACGCCTGCGTAGCCATCTGTGTTATCACCGGCTAAGGTTTGTATTAGATGCCAACGAGCACCATCTTCAGGTGTGATGTCAACTGTTTCATTGAAGTCATATAATTTTCCGGGAATCTGTCTCATGTCCTTGTCAGGAGACACGATAATATTACCGGGGAACTTCGTAGCGTAGATACCAATAGAATCATCTGCCTCTAATGTATCTTTTAAAATAACTTTGTGTTCTATTTTTAGGTTATTTATAACTCGCTTAAATCCACAGGGCTTTTTTCTCTGTCTATGACCCTTGTATTCAGGCAAAATTTTTTTCCTAAAATTATTAGGACTTGTAAAAAACAAAATTAGGTCGTCAAACCCTCCTAAGTCTCTTTGTATTTTTTCTAATTCACGTTTTACACAATTATATGCATCTGTAAAGTTAGAAGTTACAACGATTAAGTCTTCTCCAAAGTCTATCTCGGTTTCGGTTGCTGCACAACATTTGTATACAATGTAGTCGCAATCAATCAATAATTTCATAAATTTAATGTACGTCAGCCCATGTTTTGCCTTTTTTAGCTTCGGCAGCTATTGGACAACGCAAGTTATAGTAATGTCCAGCTAATTTTGCTGAATTTTCCAAGGTTTCCATCAAAGTGTCAGCGTAACCTTCTTCACACTCATACTGTAGTTCATCATGTACAAATGCTAGTTGACTAGCTTTTACTTGGACTAGATCGTTGGCAATAACCATCCAACGTTTTGCTACAACTCCGGCTGAGCACTGAAGCAAGTAGTTCAGTCCTTTGTGCGGGCTATCGACCAACACCCTTCGTCCGTCACATGCCATGATGTGACCCTGAGTAGCCTTATGTGAAACCGCTCCCAGTAAGTCGGCGAGTCCTTCGATAGCAGAGACGTAAGCTTCTCTAATCTCTTGTCCTTTTTTTCTGGCTTCCTTGGGTTGTAAAGAGTTATCATAACTCATACCTATTTTTTCATTGCCCGCTCCGTACAAGAATGCATATGTGACAGTCTTGACTTGTCGGCGGGTGATTCCTATTTTATCAGCGTTAACTTGATGAATGTCATCGTTAAGTAGGATATCGGCGTATCGACCACCGTCGTATCTGCCAAGGTAATGGGCAAGCATTCTCAGCTCGATGCCTGATAAATCAGCACCTACCATTATCTTTCCGGGGCTGGCTGTAAATAGTTCTCTAAACTCTGGACCGGCTGGTACCTGTCCAAGGTTGGGGTTTCTGTGTGCACATCTAAAAGTGTTAGTTGCCACAGAACAATGGTGATGTATTCGGTTAGACGTCGTAACAAGCTTGCGCCATGCGTTCACGCCTTCTGATATCATCCCAAGCTTTTTCTTTATCGTCAAACATTTCGCACATAACCTCGAGAAGGGAATATCTATCTCCGTCAATATAATCTCGTCGATAATTGGTTTCCCAGTCGTGGTGGTCTTGGTCAGTTTGACATTCAAATGAGTCGTCAGAATCCATGCTATATGGTCTCTCGATGTTGGGTTAAACTCCTTTATTCGTTGTATTTCACATCCCGCTCTGTATCCCTGTGTTGAGTTATCTCGTTTAGGAGTGAACAACGGTCCTGCAACGAAAGGGAATTGTCCGCAAAGTATTGCTTGAGTTTCTTCCATCTCTCGTCGGAGAGATGACTCAAGTTGCTGAGCTTTTTGTTCATCAAAATACCATCCATGTATTTCTTGCTTAGTAAGTATGTCCTGAACTCTGTGCTCTAACGCGCACCAGTCAGGTAGGGGCGAAAGTGGTCGCATAGTTTAGTTGTTACTTTTACGTCTTGGACCATGTAGTCCTGCATTTCTTGACTCCACTCTTTCCAGTCAGATGTTTTACCAAAGTCTCCTTTGTATTCACCTAATCTGTAACCATATGCTTCGAGTGAATGTCTACCGTATAACTGTAATGGCATGTGTCGCCACTGTCTTTTCTTATCTATCTCCATAAGGTTCGGGTGGTATAGCCTAGATAGTATAAGAGTATCATAAATATCACCAGTATAATCGTTGCTGGTACCGAGCTTCCGAATAACGGGGAGATCGTAACCAACGATATTATGCCCAGCAATGCTTGGGCTTTCCATAATCTGATTGATACCATCTTGGATTGAACCGGACTGTTCACCCCTATTGTTAAATACATAGGAGGTTTCCGTTTCCGTATCGAAAGTGGCAATGCAATGTATCTTAGATACGTCATTCAGTAATCCATTTGTTTCTATATCAAATACGAGCATTTGATTTGTATGTCTTATCCTTAAACTTAGCACGCTTTTTAGCTGCTTTAGTAGGAGGGTTTGGTTTTATCAATCTATCCAGATCAGAAGTCTGTGCTGGGATTGAAAACTGCGTTCTTAGTTTCATTGTACTTACAAGTGTTGTTGTCATATTGTAACGAACAAGCCACTCCGACTTCACCTGAGTAACGATTCTTCAACACGCGTAATGTAGTAAGGTCTTGGTCAGCCGATTGTTGGTCGCGTTCCAATCCGAGAACCATGTCCGATAGCTGGCTAATTGCTGCGGACCCGCGTAGTTGACCAAGTGTAACCCTTGCTCCTTCCTCGTGGTTCTTGTCTGTTTGTGTCCGTCTCAAATGAGACACTAAGAATAAGCTGATGCCAGTACGTTCAACTAAACTTCGTAGCTTAGTCATAGTAGTGTCAATCATTTTACGCTCATCTCCATCTAGTCCTGATATAAGTATTGATAAGTGGTCTAAGAAGATGATCTTAGTCTCGAGAGCGAGTGCCATGTATTCAATACGACTATAAATAATATCAGGGTCAGCACTTCCAAAGTGGTCGTACAGGTAGAGTTCCCATCCTTTGAGCGTATACTCATATGCTTCTAATAGTGTGTCCTTGGAATGTTCTCCAAGATGTAATGCTTTACCAGCAGCTACGGACATAAGTCCTAGTGCTGTTCTTCTGTTACTTTCCTCCAGTGCAATGTAGCCAACCTTCTCTCCTGTTTCCAGTAGATGTGTAGCTAGTTGCCGACAGAACGTAGATTTACCTTGCCCTGTCCCGGACGTGATAGTAACTAACTCTCCAAACCGTATGCCATGACTCATCTGTTGCAGTCCTGCAAAAGGATACTCATAGTCACAAGGTGGTGATGGATTTGTAACGAGTTCTAATAATGATTTACCCTCAACGATTCCATCCGGTCTGTAAGTCTCTGCATTCCATATCGCTTTTCTAATTGCCTCCGTATCTCCGGCTTGCAACGCATCACTCGCATCTTTATACGGGTCTGCCAGATTAGCAATTTTAGCTGTCCCCGACGGTAAGAGAGCAGCCACTTGTTCCGTCGCTTTGCGCCCTGCCTCGTCCTTATCAAAGAATAGTATAACTTCTTTGTAACCTTGGAAGAGCTGTAGTTGTTTCTGAATGTCCTTCTTTGCCGACGCTGCGCCATGTGGTAGCGAGACGTGTGGCCAATTTGGGTAGGCTTCCCACCCAGAGGCTGCATCCAGTTCGCCTTCATAAACAATAATAGATTTGCCCGTAGAAGGAATAAGGTGTTGACCAAATAAAGTGTCCGTACTTGTCCCCTCATACTTAAACTCTTTTAGTTTATTCTTCGTCTTGAAGCCTTGAAGAACTCCGTTGCTGTTGAAATAAGGGAAGCGTAGAAGTTCTCCGTCTCTGTAAATTTTGTAGTGCTCGCAAGTTTTCTCACTGAGCTTACGTTTGTTGAGTCGTTGAGCTGACCCTTTGAATTGGGGCACATTTGTAAAGGTGGTAATTGTTTCTTCTTCTTCGCCACGTGTTAAGTTGTGGCAACTAAAACAAAATGTATTCCCGTCTGAGTATACTGCCTTAGCATCAGATGAACCACACACTTCGCATGGCTCATGTCTTATAAACTCTGCTGTCATTTCAGCCAATCAACTGGAATACAATGTGCAGCGCACCATTTAATACTGTAACGCTCGCACCATTTTGCGTAGGTTGTCTTGGACTTCTTCGATATACGTTTGTAAGGGTCTTGAAAGACCATGCGAAGATCTATTGTTGGGTTGTCCTTGATAACTTGTCTTATTTTACGCCTAGATGGTGGGTCCCAATACCCTTTGACCTCTAGGATTACTCCATTGTTAGGTAGCACAAAGTCAGGAGTATAGCTATGTTCAATCGTGTAAGGATAGGACGTCTCCTCATATTCATAGTCGACGCCCAGTTGTACCAACAGGTCTGCTACCTTTTCCTCCAGACCTGACCTAAAAGTCATCGTCTAACTCTACTGAGCTAGGTGTTGTATCAGGTGTTACGTTTGGCTCTGCTGTTTTGAAGCCTGCTGTACTGCCAAATAAGTCAGCAGCTCCCTGTTCATCAAGGTCGCCTGTGTCTACGCCTACTTCTGACTGCACACTTACAATCTGTACTCCAGATAGTTTGAGTGATGTGCCGTAGGTTACACCGTCCCTGAGAATGTAAGGTTTCTGTGTAAAACCTAACTTAACTTTACTGCCTGCATAGACTGGAGTGTCCAGATCTTTTACAGGTGTACCTTCTGTGTCTACAATCGGTGGTCTTTTTTCATCTGACCATGAGAACTTAATTGTAAACTTACCCTTTGATACCTCTTCCCATGGTGTTGGTTTTAAGGTAGCTCTTCTTGGGTTCTTGAGCTTGCTTTCTGCCCACTTGAGGCAGTCTGTTCTTTCCTCTTCAAGTTTGTTTACTAAGTCCTCTCCGACAATAGCTTTGAGTGAATAACCAAACTTGCTTGGTTTTAATATAGCCTGATAACCTTCAAGGGTTACTGGCTCTTGAGTTACGTGAATACTACGTGACATTTAACAAAAGAAATAAGTGGAATCAATTACCTCGGACGCATGTAGGTCTCCGATAATCGGTGGTTCAGTCTCTGCGCCTATTGCTAGGGCAAAGTCAGTTAGTGGTTCATGCTCTGCGAACAGACGCATGTAAGTCTCTCGTACAATAGTTGAGAGAGTACACATATCAGTAGCTCTACATA